GATTGCGGATTACCTTGGAGAGGATTACTAGCCGTTGGTGACGGAGGAGGCATGTTGGTTACAACAACTGGTGTTGCTCCTCCAGTGGGGGCAATTAGTGGTTGCTGCGTGGCAGGAGTAGATGTAGAACCAAAAGTATTGAGACCTGGAACGGTAAGACCAGGATAGGTTTGCGTTGTAGTGGTAACTTGCGGCCCAGGCATTGCGCTTGCAAGCGTGGATCCACTGGTGCCCATGCCAGCACCAATAGAACTCTTTGGAACAAGAATGGCAACGTGTTTAGTATTTGGTCCGTAAGGTGTTTGCCCCTCTGAAAAACCATTATCAATGTTTCTACCCTGATTTCGCACAACGGCAAAATCATAACCACTACTACTAACACCACTGGGAGATGGAGCATTTGGATTATTGTGCTGGGTAGAATACATAAGGGAGCCAGAAGGAATCATGCCTTTCTTGACGGCATCTTGATAGGTTGACAAGTCCATCATGTTTACCGAAGCGGAACCCTTTGCATTTGACAATTTGGTTGGAGTGCCGAGTCCAGGCAATGAAGTCCAATCGTGATCCTTCAAGAGATCAATCACTGCAGCCCGTGGATCATTTCCATCCCTAAGAGAATAAGCTGCACCAGGATTTTCAATTTGCTTGGCAACTTTGCCAACATATTGCCTGCTTACCGAAGTTAAATGATCAAAGACATTTTTAACACAACCTCCAACTGCTCCCCTGATAGGTGCTGAATTAGCAATAGCTTTTAGAACGGGATCACCAAAATCTATATTAGAGTTACGTATTGCCTGGTTTACATTTGACATCGAAGATCCACCAGCAACGACTCCAGCAGATTGTGGATTAGCTTGAAGAGACCTGAGATTTTGGTTATAAAATCTCATAAGTTCAGATTGACTCTTAACTGGCTGATTGTGATAACTCTTGCCGCTATGTGTCGGGAAAGATGCCCATTCAGGTGCCATCTTATTCATCACATCGGCATCAAACTTACCAGCTTTGATTTTATCCAATACTCCACGCCGCTTAAGCAGCTCAACACCACCTTGATCCTGTGCTTCTTTACTGAAATCAGGAAGACCAAGTTTGTCCTTGATTGGATTCCAAGTAAATGGCATAAATTGATATGCACCAGCCGCTGCACTTGAATAACCATTGCTGCTATGAACAACTTTATCTGGATGCTTTTTAAGATCAGGCGCAAGACCACCGCCAAACATTGTCCTGTAGCCATCTTCTGAACCACCACGCCATGTTCCTTCTGCATACATGACTGTATTTAATGCAGCTCTGATCTCAGGAGTAATTTCATGCTTTTGCCACGACTGTCTTGGCTTAGCAACTGCACCGCCCCCGACTGTTGCAACAGTACCTTGATACGTCCCCTGAGAAACAAGTTGAGAAGTCTCAAATGATCCACCAGAATAAGTAGGAGTAGCAGTGCTTGGCTTAGATACAAGCCCACTTGCATCACCAACTTTTTTGTCGGCATTCAAGATTGCCGATTCAAGACTCTTAAAACCAGCTTCAGCTATAGCCCCAACCTTATCCGTTGAAGAAACAAGGCTGAGAGTATTTTGTTGGATCTGCCTTTGCGGATCCATCTCTTCCTTCAAAATACCCAACTTGCTCATCTGCTTAAAGAACGCTTCCTCCATGGGCTTAAATATCATCTGATCTGCAATACTTGTCATAATCTTGCTAGACAACGCAGTGGCTGCATTGCCAGCAGCTTCACTAAAGTCTTCACCCTTCATTATTGAATCAGTAAAAGCCTGGGCTAGGTCAGCCCTGAAACCAGATATACCCTGAGCTGCAGTGTTCATTACAACGCCAAGCTCTGTAGTCTTATCAATAAACTGTCCAAACCATGCCGCTGCGTCTTGATTGAACAGCTCATCGCTTAATGCTTGAGTCTTCTGCATTGAAGATTGCTGTAAATTAAGGTTTTCATTCCTCAGTGAAAACAACTGTCCAGATTGAGCTTCTTGGATGTCTATAGACTGACCAGTATTTATCGCCTGATCGGCAGAATTTATTGCCGATAGGGCACCAGTATTAACACTTGAACCAACACCAGCAGTATTGAATCCACCAAGCTGATTTATCTTGCCTGCAAGGGCGGTAAGTGTATTATCTCTTTCTGGAGTCTTCGACAAAGTTGATACGTTGACATATTGCATTTCAAGATTCTTTCTTGCTTCAATCTTTGCTTGCTCATTGGCAAGACGCGCTCCAGCCATCTTGATCTTAAAGATAGCCATTTCAATTTGAAGTTCGCGCTTTTTAATTTCAAGATCAATCTGCTTTTGCCTGGATTGCTCAGCTTCAAGTTGACGCTGTAAGCGCATCCGCTGCTCAGCAACAGAAATCATGTCCTGCTGTGATCTAGCCCCAATAGCTCTGGCCTTAGCCATTCTTTCGAATACACCACCTTCATTTCTGCTGTTATATGTATCAAGCAATTTATCAGCTAACTGCAACTCAGAGGAAAGACCTTCCTGAGTAATTTGCGCTCTTTCTTTTTGAAGATCAACAATTGATTTTACAGAATCAAATTGCTGTTGCAAGTTATCTTGCTGTTCTTGCGCAACCGCCAAAGCATTAGATGCTCTTGCAGTAGCATCTGTAGCCTTACGGTTAATGTCATTGTGAGCAGATTGAATTTGCCTTACTTGCTTTTCTGTTTCAGCATTGTAATTAACTTCAGCTTTTTGCAATTCAAGAGATTGAGCCCTTAGGCCAAGTGATTCGTTTTGAGCAGCAAGACTTTGATCTAGCAATCCATTGAGAGAACTTTGATTGCCAATGAGAGAATCGGTAGCCGATAGCGTTGCATCAATCGCTTCTAATTGTTTTTTATACTCGTTCTTAAGATTATTGGATATTCCAAATGTTTCCATTGCAGCAGCAATCTTTATTCTTTCTATTGCAAGCTGTTGCTTACTAATATCTAGCTGTTGCTTTTGAAGCGTGATTTTTTGCTTCTCAAGCTCGGTTTCAATGGTTGCCCGCTCACGATCCTTGGAAAGCAGTGCTTGCTGTCCAGACAGATCAGAGATCCTATTGGCTGCTTGAACGCGCTGCAGGGCGGCCTGGGCGGCAAGCTGCTCCTCTGGTATCCCAGCAACACCAGCAATTGACACACGGCGTTGAGCGGTCGCTTCCCGAAGGCTTCCCCTTGTACGCTCTAATTCAAGGACAGCTTCAAGCTTTTTCCTTTCATTGTCCATTAACGCAAGCTTTGCTTGAGTAATGTTTTCTTGTAATTTCAATTGCTGAGTCATTTTTTGCATGGTCAGCTCTTGAGTTTTTAATGCCATCTCTTCTGGCATCAAACCCATATCTTGAACAGCTTTGTCAGCACCAACAACCTTCCTTTGCTGGATAAGAAAATCAGCACTATTGACATCAGGTTTATTAAGATTCTCTTGAAATAATTTAGCTTGAGCAGATAAAGCTCCCAAGTTGTTAATCTTGAATGATTTATCAAGTAGACCTGCCGAAGCAATTAGCTTTTCAAACTCTGCACGCTCTTTCTGCAATTTCTCAAGCCTTTTCGTTTGCACACTGGCTAAACGATCATCTCCAATTTGCGTGTAAAGATCTCGATTAGCTTCGGCTTCTTTGATACCTGTTTGAATTGCTGACAAAGATTGCTGCGCTTCTTGAGGCGATAGTTCCATATCTTTAATTTTTTGATTTCTTTCCGCTGTCAATGCAATTATTTTATCTACAGTTTTTTTGTAAGCATCAGATTTTTTATCTTGCTGCAATTTCCATTGGTTTGTTCTTTCTGCTTCCAGATTTTTGTCAATGTTTTTTAGTTCAGCAGCTTGCTGCTTTACCTTTGACATAAAAGCTGGAGACCGTAATTTATCATTTGTATTTGATAGTTCTCCAGCCATCGCCCCAGTGCGGCGACTTGTCTCCATTTGATCAAATCTTTTGCCAAGGTTAAAACTAGCCGCGACTTTTTCAAAGGGATTCAAGCTACCACCAGGCTTATTGCCAGCACTATTAAGACCCTTCAAGACATCTAATTCTTTTTTAAGTGAACCAATCTCCCCCCGAAGTCCCTTGATGCCAAGGGAAATACCTTCAATCGCAATGCCAAACAACGCAGCTTTGCCAATTGCTTTCAAGGACCCAACAAACAATTGAGCAGCCTTTCGTCCTTTGTCCATCTCCGAAGTAAAGCCTGACATGATTCCAGCTCTCACCATCAAGGCAGATTTCATGCCATTCATTTCTCTGGCAATAGAAGTACCCTGCAGTGCTAACTGAGCATTCAAAAATGACTTACCAATCATCAGCAAGCCAGCAGTGATAATAGGCATTGCTGGCGTGATCTTTTGAATAACAAAATTCAATGCTTGCATGCCCATTGTCAATGGAGCAAGAATTGGCGCTGCTGTTGCTGCACCCAAAGCCTGGAAACTGGCTCCCAATTGCTCGCTTACATTGGCAAAAGTTCCACTCAGTTGATTGACGTTTCCACCTTCAGCTTCTAATTGACCAATAAATTTAGAAATAAATTCATCACTAGCTATTTGACCGGCTTCAATCATTCCATGCAGCTCTTTTGTCGTCACATTGAACGCTCTAGCGGAAACCTGTATTGCACCTGGCAATGCTTCTGCAAGCTGACCCTTAAGCTCTTCCATCTGCACAGTGCCCTTACTGGCAATCTGTGTTAATGCCGTAGAAGCTCTGTCAATCTCTGCCCCACTAAGACCTAGATTTCGACCCGAAGTAGCCAGTGTTTCTGTAATGCCAATTTCCTGCCCTTCAAGAGTTGTCCCTTGGGTAGCAGCAGCCATCCGTAAATAGCTCTGCGCAGCCTTTTCAAACCCAATTCCAAGATCTAAACCTATACGCTTTAATTCGTTAAGCTGAGCAGAGGCATCGCCAATGTTTCTTGTAGCAGCAAGATAACTCGATACACTTGTTTCAAGCTTATCAAAGCTGGCAGCAGCACCAATAATTGCCCCTGGAGCACGAGATAAACCTTGAACAACAACACCATAAGCAACACCAAAAACCACAAGCTGAGGCAAGAGATTGGCAAAGTCATCACTTAGGACACCCCAAGCATTCCTAAACAAATGCGCTGATACCTCACCTTCTTTTGCGGTTCCATTGAGTACACGCAACGCACGATTAGAGTTATTTAGTTCTTTAGTAAGAGCAGCGTGAACACGGGCATCTTCTGGAGTCGCAAAGGCAGTACCAACTTTTCGACCAGCAATAGCTCCACGCTCTGATCTGATAGCACTGATAGAGTTTTCAAGTTTAAGACTTTTCGATAGTTTTTCTATTTCATTATTGCCAATTTCCCTTCCCCTGAATCCACCAAATCCAGAGTTACCTTGAGCTTCTAATACTGCAGCATTTGCACGCTCGTAACCTTTTAAATTAGCAATTCGATTTGCTTGAAGTTGTTGCTGTGGAGAAAGGGATACAGGACTGCTGACTTTATTTACAGCATTAGGATTATCAGCTTTGAAATCATGAACAGCAATGGAAGACATGAGAGCTTCCTGCTGCCGCAAGACTTGAACGTAGCTTTCGGAATGAAGGCCAAGTTCTTTATAGTTTTTAATTAAATTTTGCAGTACGGCTGGTTGCGCTTCAAGACTACTTTGTTGAAGAGCTAAACCCTTTTGAGCATCTGCAAAATCACTAGCTGCAACTTCACCTTTTTTGTAAGCAGTGGCAACACCAGCCAATGCAATACGTGTATTAACTAAGTGAGTATTGACTTGAGCTTGGCTGACGGTATTGTTTAAGAGACTAAATGAATTGTTTAATTTGCTAACAGCAGCATTATTTTTATTTATGAGGCCTTCAGCAGTTGCAAAGGAAGCAAACCACTTCCCATTCTCTGCCCCTTGAAAAGGAGGCATTGGAAGCATTTTTTGACCACCTCCACCTCCACCTCTATTGCCTCCATTGCCACCCCCTTGGCGTCCACCATTGCCAAGGTCAACTACATTAACAAAATCAACTCCAGTATTCTGTCTTGTCCAATTTGGTTGACTTTGCCCTAAAAGCTTTTTTTGATCAATGCCATCAAGCAGCCCTTTGAACCAGTCCTTTACAACCGTTTGAAAAACTCTTGTATCCTGAGGACTACCACCACCTCCTGGTGACAATAATCTGCCAGGTGCTCTTTCGCCATATCCAGACAAGGCGGATGAAGACGCCTTGGCCAGGGCACCACCAGCAAAGAGCGAAGTTTGAGCCTTTTTAATTCTTTGATATTCTGCAATTAAAAAATTAGATACTTGTCGAGCCTGCTTAATAGCAGATGCATTTTCCTCTGCCTGACCCTTTGTTAAACCTCGAACAATATCTCTTCCAATCCCTTCTGTTATCTTAGAAGGACTAGAAATCTTAAGTTCTCTTTTTAGTGTTGATATAATGTCACGAGCTACTTCACTTGCACCTTCTGATGCTGCAGAATTTTTTACAAGATGAGTTGCAAGACCATTGACAACATCTTGACTGATTTTTTTTGAATCAGAAATAAGATCAGCAATTTCAGTTCGAAGCTTCCTGGTGTTCGTTTGCTTGAGGTCAACACCCTTTCCTTGCAGGTAATCCCTTGCAAGATCAACCCCAGCGCCACCTAGGCCGTCCCTCCTGGGCTCATTTCGAATAATCCTGGCTACCTGCTGCCTTGGCTCACTGCTAATCGCAGAACGGGCCTTGATGGCCCTAGAGCTGACAGCATCAACAACCGCTGCAACTGTGGCTAAATCCTTTATTGCCCTGTTGAGGATAGGATTTCCGCTACCCTGCGGAGTTACCTTTGTAGTAGAAATAGCAGTAGTCTTCTGAACAACCTGTTGAATATCCCGCTTGCTCTTGTCAAGACTTTTAGAATCAACAGCAACAGTAACCGTTGCTCTTGGCTTTAATTCTTTTTGTAGAGCCTGAGATTGTTGCTTTGCCTCTTTTTGAAGATTGGAATCATCAATCTCAACTTGTACGCTTGCTTTTGCAGTCTTTCCAACGGCTTTTACTGACTGCTGAATTTCAGCATTAAGCTCTTTTAGGTTTGCTCCTGAAAGCTGTAAATTTCCAAGAACAACTGGCTTTGCCTTGACTCTTGCAAGAAGGGCATCAATTTGCGACTCAGCTTCATCTAACTTCGATTCAAGAAGTGCAATCGAAGCTGATATATTTAGTAATACGTCTTGCTGAGACACGCTTTAACTCATAACACTATTATTGTAACCAATCCTAAGACAAATCTTCACGAATAGATGGAATAAGGTAAACCGGAATCTTTCCTTGATTAACAAGTTTTGTTAGTATGGACTTACTTTGTGGAGTACAAAGAGATGCTTCTTCAGATTCAAAAACTTCTGCTGTCTTAAACGGCATCAAATCTTCAAACTTCACACTATTAGAAGCCTGCTTACCACCAAGCGCACCTATAACTATTTGAGCTAACTTTGCAACAGAAATAGAATTAAGAAAAGCATTTGCTTTTTCATTTCGATCAAGCTCCTTCAAGACAGCATTAACTGTCTTGATGGTTAAATACGGAAAGTTATTGTATGAAAACTCGGGTAATGCTACACCGCTTGCTGCAATTCTGGCGTAGCTACCATGCCATCCAGATTTTCTTTGGAGGATTTTGGAACAGTCTTCTTCGAGCTGTTCCCACCAAGTTTTCCCGATTCTTCTCCATCAGAAAAATCATTCAACTCTGGATTTTCTAAAGCAATCAACTCATCAATATCTTCTTGATTCTGTTCAGCAGTTAAAAATACATTGATCTTTGCTACCTGCTTGTCATCAAGTTGCATAGAATCTTCCATTGTCCAATCCCTCAGGTAACTCCATACGCCATCAAACAAACCTTGCGCTCTAGTTTGAAAAAAGATAGTAATAAACTTTGCCCGCCATGCCTGATCAGAAAGCTTTTCATTCTGAATACGCTTGATTTCATCAATGTATTCAATAATGATTGGTCGCTTTTCATCTTCATTAAGACTGCCTTGAATAGCATCCCAGGCTGTTTCTACATCCATATCCTTCTCTCTTGCAATTCGCTTGACCAGTTCAAGCAATGCCATATTTTCTTGTGCTTGCTCCTTTGCAATTCGATCTTGCTCATCACGCTCTAGCATCATCCAAGCACCTAGCTTCCTAAAGCGTAGATTGTCTTGGATAAGATAAAACTCGTGATGAAACTCTGGTTCAGAATGAATTAGAGAAGCATACTTGCTAGACATAACTTAAAATGGGGAGATCGAAATTGTAGCTCTTGGTTACCTGAGTTGGATCCAAAATTTGCTTTGGAATCAAAAGGTCAAGAGTTTTTTCAGACACCTTAAATCTAGCATTAGTTTGAGACGCCTGGCCATTGGCGCACAACAAAATCCCAACTCGAATGTGGTTGGGTCCATTGTAGGAAGAATTGATCAAATAAAAAGTTTCGCATTCACTAACAAGTAAATCCATTATTGATCGTAGAATGTAGTGAAAGGTGAATTTTGCACAACAGAAGGAACTTCCTCCCTTTTTGCAGTCGTTGGGTAATTATGCAATTCATAATCAATGGTCTTTATGGTAAACATTCTTCTATCGTTTAAGTCAACATCATCCTTACGCCATTTTGTACTGCTAGCCTCAGAACCAAAGTGTCTCATAATTAAATCTTCATGGTTGAATATATTCTTTGTTGAATCATGCTGCTGCAACCAGACCGTATAAAATGACCATTTCTCTATCATTCCAATTCTATCAAATGCGCTAACCCTTGGAGTATCCTCAAGTGTTACCTCAAGACCTACAGGTTGCCAATTAGATGGAACACGTTGCTTACCAATAACATAAAAACAAGGACACACCTTTACAAGGTCTCCATCAGTATCTTGCTGATAGTACCAACCAGGAGCATCTTGTCTTGTGGTTCTCGTCCAAACATTATTAACATAATCAAAATCTGCGTAGCCTAATACTTGCTCTAATACTTGTCGCATTTGTAGTAAATTCATTTCATACCCATAGAAGAACTAAAGGCAATTTTAAACCTTTCCATTCCAATGTGCCAGGCAGTTTCCGGCAAAGACTTTGCATCAGGCGCAATACTTGTTTTTAAGATGCGAACATCTCTCTGTTCTTTTGGCATTAGCAAAAAAGTAAATGGTCTAGCACTATATTCAGGGTTTGCTGCTCCTTTGAAGAAGTTTGGATGACCAGTCACAACTAAACTTCCATAACGAAACTGCTTACCTTCTCTTTGGCTAATGGGATCCCATTTCATTGAGAATCCAATACTATTGCTACCTTTAATCTTGGAAACAGATAACGATTCTTTTAATGTACCGATACTATATGGTGCTCCAGATCCATCCACAGTTCGCCTTAGTGGAGGCTCGTGTTTCCATTGCCAACTAAAAGTTGATACTTCAATGTTAGCCTGAACAACCATTTCTTTTTGCAATGCTTCAACACCTTTTTCAACACTGCGCAGAATTTTTCTTCTTAAGGGATCAAGAGTTCGTGACACAAAAAAGCAGCTTAAACTTAATTCAGTCTAAGCTGCTTTGCAACTATTGGCTCAAGAATCAAACAGTCTTGAAAACACTTGTGCGCAGACCAGGCAAGGGCCTTGCAATACCAGATGCGCTGGAAGCTCCAGCAGCATCAACCTTTTGAAGAAGCGTGCCAAGTTCAATCTCAGCAAAATACTCCGTAGCAGCTTCAAGATCTGCAACTGGATTCAAAACCACAGTTCCAGAACCAGCGTTTACGGTAACTGTTGCCGGAACAAAGGTGTAATCAGCCTTCTTGACAATGCGACCCTTTGGCAGGCTCACTACATCAGAAGCTGCCTCAAGGTTGGTCAAGGCTGCAGGAGTAGCCCCACCATCTTTATAGTTAAAGGTCACATCGGTCTGAAGATTCACGCCAGTAAGACCATCGGTTACGGTGGTTTCCGCAGCAACTACTCTTACTGTTGGAACCACTTGGCGCAGGACAGTGCCAGTCTCGCTAAACAGAGGCAACGGCGCTGCAGTAAGCCTGTTTGGCAAACCAGTCCTCAAAGGATTGATTGCAGAATACAGACCCATGTAGGCCTCACCACGAGACATCACATCCATGGTCAACTCAACCAATCCATCCGCAGGATAGGCATCCTTGAAATTCATCATCGTCCCGGCAAAGCAGGACAACTCATAAGCGTGACAACCGTTTGTAATCGGGTCGATCAGCTTGTAAATTTCAACCCAGACTTCAGTATCCTTATTGTTCTTGAAGCGGGAGATAATGGATTGAACTTCATCCAGCTTACCCTTGGGCGCAAAATAATGAGGAGAATTTGGATCGCCAGTCCACTCAAGACTTTTCAGCACATAAGCCGTAATAGACATTTGAACACGAGAATCCGTGATCACACCATCACGCCAACCGGAGTCACCAATCAGGCGATAATCGGTCTCGGTATCATTGATGCCGAAATCAGCCTGAGTAGAACCTTGAAATTCATACATCGTAAGCCGCTGATTGTCAACACGGAAAATTTCCGTCTGATCGGTACCGGAAAGATAATTTACGGTAGGACGATTGACATCAGCAACAACACCAACTCGGATGAGTACATCACGAGTTTTGACAATCCGCGTGGGGTGAGTAATGAGATTGGCCATGGAAGTAAATCAGGTTTGCGAAATACCAGCGGCAGTAATACGAAAGATGCCTTTCAATCTTGTGCCGAGAATAGATTGAAAGTCTGGCAATACTGACTGCTCAGGTAACATTTCAAATGTTCCAGAAAGTCGATTCCAGATGCAATCAAAAAGCTGGTTTGGTTTAATCAATGGATCAAATGACCACGGATTTAGTAACATGCCAGCTAAGTAAAAAGTTGAACTATCACTTGCCAAAGAACGGTTGTACTGAGGCGGTTGAGTAACACACAAATGTGCTTGATAGATAAATTCTTCCACCAAGCTGTTTGGTTGATCCGCTGTTGATTGGTCAAAAGTAAAATTGCCAGTCGCAGGATCAGTTATCCAACCAGAATTGATTTGCCCAGGTGCCGAAGGAGCCTGTGCCAACCGTACAGTTAGCGTAGCGTTGGTATATGGCACAAACGCACTTGAAGTGCTAATTTGGCTCATATTACAAAACCAGTAATTGGCAAGCGATTTTGCTCTAGTCGCATGAACTCTTGTCCATACAATGTAGAGCTATAACTTACAAGGACATGTGGAACTAATGTTCCAAACTGGAACCCCGATTGATACTGCTTTGCAGGCGTGGCTCCAGTGAACATTCCAACCTCCCGTATCCGCATGGCAAGCATGTGTGCTGCCAGCCAGTAAGTGGCTGCATCGTGCAACTCACCCCAGTAAGTTGGATCTGTTTCAGCATCAGCTTGAGCAACCACAAAATTGATCAATGGCTGAGCAACTTGTGAAAACTCAGAAAATAAAGATTTAAATTCTGATGCTGAAACTGCCATCACCCATTACCTTCGGAAATGCTCTTTAGGCGGCGATTGATTGCATTCTTGACTAAAGTTCTGCCCTCAGCTCCTTGCCATTTACGCAAAAAGCTTTCATCAAAACTCATTTCAATCATTTTCAATGCCTCTGTAGGTGGCAAATCCAATACTTCTGAAACAGATGAATCGGTCTTACTCACAACGGAGTCTTCATCGGATTCACTGATAACCTGAATGGCTCCAATTTTCATTAGAGCCTTGACGGTATTCAATCCAGAAGCCAGCTTCCACTTATCAGCTGAAACCTTTCGATTGACACCAGACTCAAGAGTTAAAATGTCAAAAAAGGAACCAGCACTACTCAACGAAAAAGAAATGTTTACCTCAGCAGCCCGAGGTGGATTTTCTAGTTGAGGCCGATAAGCAATGATCGTCATGGGGTTTGATCAATGTAAGTAATGGACTTTGGATAGAAAGTAACCGTGCCCACAATTCGATAGTGTGCAGCCACGTTGTACTCCATCTGCTCTCGTTGTGGCGGGAAAAACTCAAGCGGCTGAGAAATCATCAGCTTAAGCTTTTCAGGATCACGATTGTAAACAATCATCCTGTTCCTGTTTGCCCCCGCGTAATCATCGAGTTCATTCACAGGAATGATCTCAGTGATATAATCGTGAGTTTTCAGGTAATACTCCAGAACAGAAACACTATCAGTGCTTGTTCTTGGAGTCGTCGCAAGGATGTCGTAATCCTCAAATGCAAGCGCAATAGTGTTAGGTCTCTCGATCATTTTCGAGTTCTTCACACTATAGCTTGTAGCCGTGTTGAGAATCTTCAGCATCTCATCAGGAGTAGCAGTAGTGCTAATCCAGGTTTGAGTAATGTTGAGCTTGTCAACATTGCTGTTATTGAAGAAACCTTCAACACCAAGGGAAGAGTTGCCAAAGAGTGCAACGTTATTCACGTCCTCTTCGTAGGCCCTGCGAACAGCACTAATCTTCTGTTCTTGCAGTGGCATCCCTTGATAACGCGCAGCAATCACCTCCTGATGGGTATAGCCGTAGCTTGCACCATTGGAGAATGCTTTGACGCTTTCTTCCTTTCGGAACACATCAACGCGAGGAAGGTCTTTAGCACGATCTTGGATCGCCTTAAATCGACCAACCTTATCATTCATTCGATAGGTGTAGCGATCCACGGCAGGATGCACAGTGGTAAAGTCCACTGGAAGCAAGCGGGGATAAATGATGTCAGGATACTTTTTTTCAAAGACCTTAGACTCGATTGTTTCTAGTTCCCTAAAAAGCCAAATCGCGTCATCATCCAAACGAGTAACAGCCATTTGAAGGTTCCTCAGATAATTCCGTTGAGCTGGATGGGAACAAGTTCCCCTGCAGCGGCTGATGCCAAAAAGTAAGCATCAATGTCGGTTGAATTGGTAGTACCAGATGCAACAACTGCATCCCCACCAGCATCAAGCAATGCAACAACACCTCTTTCGGTTACCGCAGTGTTTGCATAAACCCAGATGGTGCCCATTTCACACACGTTGGCCATGTACTTGTCTGGGTATCCAGGCAAAGTCTTGGAAACGCTGTTAATTGTGCTGGTCTTGTTCGCTGGAACAAACGTATCCGAAAGATACAAGAAACCAGAAAAACCATTGGCCTTGGTGTAATTCCGAATCTTGCCTTCACCATGGGAAGAAACAGGCTGACCAAAAGCCAAAACGCTTCCAGCCGCATTTACCTTGGAACGAGACGTATTATCCGAAAGATCGTAAGAAGCACCAAGGCGAGCTTTGCCAATCCTCAGGTTGTAATCAGATTGAACGCCGCCAGAAGAACCGGCGACAGGAGTAATGGTAAGAGCCATTGAAATCAGCGGCGAGTGGGTTTTTTGGAAGACCAAGCATCTTGCATTTCTTCCATGTACTTTTTACGAGCCTCCTTCTTGCTGGAAGAAGTGGAAGAATCTGTTCGCATGGATTCAGCTACTGCCCGCTGCAGGGGAATAGAAGAATCAACTTGGCTGACGGCATCAATAAGTGCATCGAACCTTGCACCTACATAGTCATCGCTCTTTTCGGTAATTTGAACCGAGTCACCATGAACAGCCGTAATAACAGCTTCATGAATAGAACGAGACGACTTGCCTGTGAAATCAAAAGAAGAATCAAGGACTTGCTTTGCTTTCTCAATGAGAGCAATGCGATCATTGACGAGCTGATCAATATCAGGCTCTTCAGAAGAATCAGCCTTAAGTTCGTCGATTTTGGTAGTCAAAGATTGAATTTGAGTTTTCAATTCATCTTGAACACCCGAAGCAGAATCGAGCTTGCCTTGCAATTCAGCGCATTTTGATTGAACTGAATCAAGCTTTTCACTTGAGGCTTGCTCTTGACGTTGAAGATGTGTAGTAAGAGCTGAGGCAAGACCTGCTTCTACCTCATACTCCACGTTGTCAAGGGTAATCTTTGCCATTGGCGGATTTGTTGATTGATCGGATGGCGCGGAGAATGCCACATCAGCAGAATCAAGATGCAATTTAACTTTTTCACCAGCACGACCCTTGCGAGTCAAGGCAACATGATTGCCCCTGATGTTTCGTTGAATAGCATCGAATCTTGTGCCGTCTGGTGCATTGCCAGAGGTTAATTCTAAATCGACTTCATAACCCGCTGACACTTCAAGAGTGTCACCACGCATTATGGAATCAATTGAAGACTGATCGGTAACAGTAACTCTTACCTTGACATAAGATCCATCAAATAAGATTTCAGAATCTGTAAATCCAACTTGATACTTGCTTGTGTTGTCAGCAGTAAGCAGCTCTGGGGGGTGCTCAAGAGTGAGGCACTTGCCACCAAAGCTCATCAACGAGTCAACCTTACCAACCTCCTCTGGAGGACGATATTCAACGCACTTGGAACCATCACCGTATTGATAGGCCTGTGATCCAGTGCGAGCGATGGTAGCCCAGGCTCTTAAATAGCCCTCTTTGGTCAGTTCAGGACTGGCCAATGAACCAAAAGAGTCGTACCTAAACGCCATCGCAAAACATTGCCCATGCAATTCTATTATTAGAATGACAATATCGCATCACTTTAATAATGCAATTATCCAGTCAAGTTGGACTAATTATTTTCAGATTAAGAAAAGAACGTGGCATGACCCAACAAGAATTGGGAGACAAAATCAACTTACAGCGAACACAGATAGGAAAGTTAGAAAAAGGACAAAGAAGTATCACGGTTGATACTTTGCTAAATTTGGCAAATGCTTTGCAGGTTAGTGTTTACGCTCTTTTGCCAATTGAAGTTAAAATTAAAGATATATCTTTTCTTGCCAATGAAAATCACCAAGGCCGATAGCGAGCCATTTCAGCCAGTTGGAACGCCAATTCCACAGACAAAACTAATGGAAATAGCAAACATTCAAACACAAAACATTTCAGAAGCACTAAACTTCTTTTCAGACTTAGTGACCAGAACCTACCAAAAATTGCTGGATTAACATGCTATTAACTCTGGAACAAGAAATTTATCGCAGGGATGCAATATACAAGCAACCTGATTGGTCTTTTGATACAATTATTGGGAGATATAGAAATAATTCTACTGGCAGGTTTTTATCAGAAAAGAGTGCTCTGCAACTTACCGAAAGGTCAATAGCAGCAGCCTCTAAAGAGCTAACAACATTAACCTTAAAATTAACTGAAAAAGTAATTGACCTGGCAACATGGGAAACTGATTTCGCCAAGTTAATTAAAAAGATTCACATAGCGCAATTTGTACTTGGAAAAGGGGGAATAAAAAATACAACCTCTAGCGACTTCCTTGTGGTAGCAAACACTCTGAAAACAGAATACAACTACCTGCATGGCTTTGCGCTAGACATCTACAAACAGGAATTAACAGCAAATCAAATAAAGGCAAGGGCTCAGCTTTATATTAACAAGTCAAGGCTAAGTTACTGGAAAGGAAGAGAATTGTCCACGAAAAGGACAAACTTCTCTCAAATGAAAAGAATCCTTGCTCCAGTATTGCACTGCCAAGAATGTATTGAATATGCAAAAGTTGGTTGGGTAACAATTGGAACACTACCAATGCCAACAGAACAATGCACCTGCAGAAGTAATTGCAAGTGCATTGTTGTTTATCAATAACCGACCGGTTAAATCAGCACTTCTTTTTTGTAACCTTTTTGGGCTCCTCAGCAGCAACAACTGCTTCTTCGGCTTCGGCTTCAGGTTCGGCCTCAATGACTTCGCACGCCTCAGGAGCAGGAGTTACCAACACTTCAATGGCAGCATCCTCGACGTATGCACCGCCATTTTCCAAATACCACTCCTGTGCCCAGGTTGCTGCACTGGAACCATCGCTTGGATGCTTGGTGCGCCCATTGATCAAAGCTTGATCCCAAAGCTCAGGGGCGGTAGGAGTTTTTTGCATTAGAATTGAAAGACTCTCCAGCCCATTTTAATCACTTCCCTCGGGATTGGACTCAGCAATAGATTTTTCACCATCAATCTCTAAACTTCCTTTTTCATTGTCTGTCGGATCAGATCTTTCGCCAGTTTTTGATAAACCACGAATCCCAGGAGGGCCGTCTACATCCTCTAGCGTCTGTTGCGACTCTGGATCTGTCTTGCCCTGCATTCTAAGTATCATCTTAACTTGATCATCATTCAAGCTGAAATCAGGCTGCCTAAGGGATACATCAAGAGTCGTTTCCGTTGAATACTCAGGACGGCTAAATCTTGAAGCAGCAATCTCACCTGAAGTCAAAACACCCATCAACCAATACCTATAATCACTGGCAGCAACTCGTGCTTTAAGGTCAGCCGTTTCTCTTTCATTCAACAAGAATAAAGATGGGAAAGAAATATCCCAATGTTTTGGTTCTTTGCCATTGGTAGGTCCATTTTTACAATTAAGCAATATCTTGGCCAACCTAGTCAATGGCTTTCTTACCACGGAATCTCTATAAGCATCAATGTTTCTTGCAAAATCTCGCTCCTCGGATCTGCCTGTAGCTCCAATGCCCTGTGGAGATTGACCGAATAGCAATGTAGCAGGGAAACCCGTTGCACCAACTAGATCTTCTTTTAAATTACTGAGGATCTCTCCCAGCCCAGAACATGTCCTTGATTGAAAATCAATCTCTTCTTTATCTGCATCAACAGCCAATCCACGGTACGCCGATTTTGAAAGATCATTGATTGCCAACCTAGACTTAATCTGGTCTTCTTTTCCAGAAGCAATTAAAGAAGATAATCCCTTGATCTTATGAACAAAAACATCAAGGTCTTCAAGGATTTGACTGACACTCCCAAGACTTTGTTCATGTCTAGCCAGTGCTTGATAAATCATTTGAATTTCACCAATGCCCCAACCTTGATTAAGATTGCGCTCCCTGACGGGTAGCCTTCGGCCATCAAAACGCAAAATACGATCACTATGAATATAATTAGAAACAGAGCCCACGGTATTTAACATATACCTTTCAGGCTTATCATATCGAGTCGTAGAAGGTTGAATATCAGGAATAAGGTGATATCTATCAACACCTTGCAAGCCAGAGATATTTATTAGATTGTCCCAATCGACAGGCTGTTCAGCTTCCCTGCCATCATTCAAATACATAATAATCGAACCACCACCATATTGCCTGGCAGATTTTATGGCTTCACCTAATTCAAAACGAATATCAAGCTCGTTAAAAGCTTTTTGAATACCTGGAATCTCTTCCGCTGTTGAACCTTGCCCCATCACAACGGTAAAACCAGTGCGTGTTATTTCATCGGCAACATAGTCAACAACTTTTCTGCATATCCAATTGTTGTAGAGAGCATTGCACTCTGGCTCGCTCAGGAGTGGCGCTTGTGTGATCTTGGTATATGTGAATCTATCTCTTGATGTTCCATGGCCAGATACGGGGTTACTAAAAGTACCCCAAGGTGATGAAATTTGCTGTGAAGCAGAAAATGAACTGAGCACATTCGCTAATCCATCCGCACGGACTACAGAGCTTTGCAGAGATTTTGGAGTCATTACAT